GTCCATCAGCCATACTTGGTCAAATTCGGGATAGGTCATTTCGATGTATTCATTGAGCATTTGCAAATCTCTTATGCAATCCCTTGTGATGTTGGTTATGATACTCATTTATTCCTCACTTTCCGCATCCCACTTTGCTTTTTCTTTTTGCCATCGTAATTCTCCTGCATCTTCTAATTTCTGCAAGTTCTCGCAAAAATGTTCCTCGTATGCAAATACCGTGACATCACATCCGTTGTTATATCCCATTAGTTTTGGTATCCGAATATCTCTTACTGTCGCACTCCCGACAGGGTATCTTGTAATACCGTAATATTCTGCACCCCACCCGACAGAAAAATTTTTATTCCAAAGTCTTTCCGTCTTATCTTCATCAGCAAAAATCATGTGAATAAAAAATGTAGTGCCGTGAGGGAATATACAGACAAGTTCATTTACTGTCATTCCTTTACCCCCAATTCAATCCGCATATTCCCTCTGAACTCGCTGATAAATGTCGGATACACTCTGTCTGAAAGCCTTACACTCTTACATCCCCACTTGTCCTCGGTTACTTCTTCGGGTTCAAAATCATCGTCAATCTCAAAGATAATCTCCATATCATCGTCATAACACTCTAACTCTTTTTTAAGGTCTGCTACTGTCATTGTCATATAGTATTCGTTTGTCATTCCTTATCCTCACTTTCTGCCTTGCCTATGTTGTCAAGAACAATCAATTGCATCTTCTAAACTTTGATTCAAGAAGCCAATATCATCAGCAAGTTTCTGCGATTCTGCCTTGCCTATGTTGTCAAGAATTTCAAGTACTTGATCCAAATATATAATTCTTTCTTTCCGACAATCTTCACCAATATATTCACCGCATTCAAAGTAATGATCAAAACTTTTTTCTCTTATCTCTGCCTTTACATCATCAAGTGGAGTGCTATTCTGAATTGCTTTCGCAACTTCATCAAGGTAGCCAACCGCCAAGCAACCATTATTTTTGATATACTCCACAACTCCTTTGGGTATCTCAATAATAAGTTTTACTGTATCGCTCATTCTTCACCGCCTTTCTGCCAATATGTATAGACTTTCTTCCCCTCTTCGCAATACTTTGTTGGTAAACATATCTGCCAATATTCGCAAGGCACTCTGACCCTCGCCGAATAATCTAAATTACGAAACAATCCTATTCCCAACCACCCCATGATATTTCCATCTTTATCATATACAGGCTGACCGATAGAGAATGTTTCTTCTGCCCCTTTCATTTCATATCCGATCAAGAAATTTCCATCTCTCTCGCACACAACACCTGCGTCATACGTTGTCGCAAGTTTTTCTTCCTCAATCTGCCCTATGAATAAGGGCTTCGCATATTTCAATTTCATTCACTCACCTCTCTCTGCTTTGTATGGTTCGGGTAAAGGTTGCCACGCTACTACTTCATTTGGCACTATCTGACTAAATGCTCCAAAAATCCACCAATTTCCTTTTTCAAGACAGGCACAATAGATGTTTTTATATCGAGGACACCATACCAATACAGATTGTCTATCTTTGGGCAACCTCATAAGCGGAGACTAAAGATTCTTTGTTTATCTTCTCGATGATCGGGCTTGGCTTCTCTTCTCCAAATTGTGACCAATCGCATTTCCAATTCCTTGGAAACTCTATCTCGACCCACCAAAGAACATTCCCGAAACTGTCTCCGTCCTTGGTATGCCAGAACCCATCGTCGCAAAAGTATGCGACGTCTAATTGTCCGTTATCCGTGAACACATTGACGGGGTCGGACTTGCCGTCCGTCATATGTGGTTTGTCGATTCGTGCATCGTGTAACATATGAACCTCACTTTCAAATTTTTCTTATTGTGATTTCTGTTTTCGGTTGCTCCGACCAAAACTTACGGAACGTTCCCGATACAATTTGCGAGTCGTCGGGGTATGCGATACCGTTCAATGCATCCGCCACTCCTTTATAAAGATTGTCCCCATCTGGTCTCTTGGTCGGTCTCAATTTTGTTATGAGATTGAAAAGAGTTTTCTTCGATACCGACTTCGGAGTCTGTAAGTAGAAATTGACGACCATTTCGATGGGTTCGTCCTTCTCAAATCTCATGGGTTGATACTGTATCTCGTCATAGTAGGCGGTCTGTACCCTTGCTTTAAAGTCTTTAACCTTCGAGTCCTCGAATATTACCTTCGTTTTTCCGTTAAATCTCGGACGTCTCCACGGTATCGGTTCACCCTCTACAACGAAATAAATGTCGTTAGTCAAAACACCTTCCATATCTCTTTCGAAATTCCTCTCTTGTGCATTTGTGGTCTTCCATGTAGGCTCTTTGTGCCGTTGCCTTGAGTTCTCTTTCGAACAATCCTCGATCGTGCAAAGCTCGGTGACACTCTGCACATAAAGCCACGAAAAGACCGTCTTTGTCTGCCAATTTGCGATAACTCCCGAAGATACAATGATGGAGTTCAAGGTTCTCTTTGCTGTGACAGATAAAACAACGCCATTGACAGCTAATGATTGATTTTGTCTCAACTTTTTCTCTGCTCGTCATGCTCTAAATCCCATAAATAATCGTCTATTGTGACTTGCTTTCCGCCTTTTCTTAACCGATAGCCCAACCGTCTGTATTCTTCATATACGGGTTGCCATATAAACTCACATTGTTTCTTTTCAGCAGGGAAGAACTTTTCTAATGTGTCGAGTTCCTTTTGAAGATGGAGAGCGAACGGGCAACCTTTGCACCCCGTACGCTCGAAGTTATAAGGTGGTTTGTATATCTCCGAAATCTCGACGTTGTATTTATCAATGAACCATTCTTCCCATTCCTTTGTCATCGGTGCTAACGGTTGAAATGCTGTGAACTTATTATTTTTGAATCTCAAACATTGTGCCGTTTCTCTTTGTCCGCCTTCTGCCCTCATAATTCCAATTATTGAGAATGGTTTGTTGTTCTCCTTCTGCCATTTATGAAGAGGATTCTTCTTCATTTCGTCACAACATTTGGCGGAAATCTTCAAAGGGTATTCGGGCGTAAATTGATGGGTCAAAATCTTGGGGCATAAATGCTCGGCGTTTTTTAGAACACCGCTTCTCGGTTCTTTTCGCTTGAGATAGACATTCACGCTCTCGGTATCTCCCGATCTCTGATAAGTTGAGAGGATTTTTGCGTGATATTTGCTCTTGAATGGATAGCCTACCTTCTCAAGCGTTGGTTTTATCGGAACGGTCGGTTTTAAAATGACAAGTTCCCACTTATGCGGTCTCTCTCTCTCTCTACAAAGTCAAGGATTAGGCGGTATTCAATGCCCGTATTCGCATACACTCTGGGTATTTTGTTATCGGGTAAAGCCATATCAATGAGAGCGGACAGAACCGTTGAATCTTTACCGCCAGAATACGAGAGACAAAAGTTCTCTTCTCCATATTTGCGGATTATCTGCCGAATCTTCTGTAATCGGTCTTGTAATAAAAATTCATTGTCCATTATTTGACCTCATTTGCTGAATCATCATTTCTATTTCCTGCGGTGTCCTTGTCTCAATGTCGAGTTGTCGTGCTTCTTGTATTGTCCCGTCGAGAAGTCTTTTCATTTCCTGCGTGGAGTATTCGTGCGAACCTTTTATGACGATGTATGCGTGTCCCACTTCTTCGCCCGTATTCGCCCCTTTAACGCTCACATCTGCCCCCGTGTCATAGAAATATCCTTCGGACGGTAAAGGTTCGTTCTTGGGGAATATAACCCACTTATTTGAGCCGTCTTCGTTCTTCTCCCATGTGCCGTAATCGGTTAGCATTTGGCGATGAACTTCGTCTCTGGGAAGACACATCTTCTCGGCGATCTGGTCAACCAAAACCCAATAATATGAATTGGCATTGAGAGACCTTTTCACTTTCGGTTTATAGGTTGTGACCTCAAACTCCCCGTCTTTTTGTTTTGATAAAAAGGCGATGCAATCCAAGACCGACCCGTGGAAATCAACCTCTTGCATAGTCCAAATACCTTTCCTTATTTCTCTTCCTCTCTTCTCTTATCTCCTTTTCGGGGAGAAGTTCGGGGAATCTCTCTTGAAGCTTCCTTCTGCATCTTGTGACGGATTCATACGAAGGGTATGTGTCGTCGTTGAAAAAGTCCTTGATTGTGACGTCGAGCGGATAGCCCTTCTTCCAAAGGTATGCAAGGTATAATTTGCGGTCGTTCCCTCTCAACTTGGGATATTTACGGAGCAGGGCTTCGACGGTCGCTTCCAACGTTTTAATTCTCATATTCTTCTCCTTTGTGATATGTGTCGAAGATGATCTCTTCGGTAACAATGTCTTTGACCATGACTTCATTTAATCTGGCGTAGTGGATGGCGTCTTCCTTATACTCGAAGTATCTGTTCCACGGGGTATCATCGAACGCCCAGAACTTCGCCCACGAAGGCTCTAATTTGTTCGCACTATCCGAAAAGATGGCAAATCGTCCCTTCATCGTGAAAACCTCTCTTTCATGAAAATGGCAATTCGTCGATTAGACCATCGGGAACACTTAAGAAATTGTCCGAGTTATTGGACAGTAAAACATCTTCGGTCGTCTTGGACTCGCAGAACGAGACCTCTTCGATGACCACATCAATGGAAGTGTGGTTCTTGCCGTCCTTGGTATATGAGGAACTCTGGATTCTCCCGACGATTCCGATTCTCGAACCTTTCTTGAAATACTTTCCGATAAATTCAGCGGTCTTTTCCCATGCGATCACGGGGATAAAGTCTGTTCCCTCGCCTTTTCTGTCTATGGCGATTGCGTTCTTGAAGTAGGTCTTTCCACTTGTCGTGGATTCCAAATTCACATCACGGACAAGACGTCCGATTCCTTCCCACTTGTTCATTTCTTTTCCTCTGCTTTCTTGTTTATCTGCTTAATGAGAGTCGTTTTCATCTGTGCGTATGTCGTATTGTTGAAACCCTTTGAGGTGTTCTTGGTGAACCATGCGTCGAAGTCTGCTCCGCCTGCTTTCTCATAAAGGTCTCTTAATTCTTCCTTTGCCCTTTCTTCGTTGGCTTTCTGGTCTGCTTCGGAATGACTCTCAATCTTGTCGTCATCGTCGCAAGCTATGCCGAGAAGAGTTAAGACCGTATATCGTCTTGCGTAGGTTAAAGCCGAGCCATAATTTTGAGCTTCGTTCGACCTTGTGGATGACGGAACGACTATCCTTGCCCCTCTTATCCATTCCTCGCCTATCTTGGCTTCGATGTACTCCGCAACGATTCTCCCTTCGTTATCGAATACGGGAGCGACTCTCATTGGCGGAATCTCGATTCCCTGCCTTGCTATATCCGCTAAATTAGCGTAATGGTAGTTGTGACCCTCTGACTTATTGCCGATAATTGTTCCCATTCTTTCTCCTTTCATTTTGCGGAAAACCAATGATTACCCACCCTGCAAAGCGGTGTTCCGAATGAGTGATAGTTCCCGACTCTGAAATACAACAGCTTCGGTGTCCATCCTTCACGGAATAACTCAAACGCTTTGAGACAATCTTCATTCGGTGTCTTTCCACTCCTGCTCATTGACGTATAAGCACTTGAACCCCATTCCTGCTCGATTGAGTTTCCGAAGGCTTCGCATCTGCACTCCATGCAATAAGCAACCCAGAGCATACCTTCGACCCCTTCTCCTTCGGCTTCTCTCATCATGAGGTCTTTGACGTACCATTCCTCTTGAACTGTGAAGTTGCGGAAAAAGTCTTCCTCGACGTACACGTACTCGGTCACGACCTCAACGTCTTTGATGACCTTTGGTTCTGATTCGACGTACACGTACTCGATAACGGGTTCATGTGATTCGGTTGTCATGTGGTAGTTGTGGGATTGGTAAGAACCGAGAACGGCAATTCCGACGAAAGCTCCGATAATTGCCGAGAAGATCAATTCAAGTGTGTGTCTCATCGTGTTTTCCTCTTAAAAACTGTTTGAAGTCTTCTTCTGAAACTCTTGTGAGTCGCCCGATTCGGATTATTTCGCCCCCCGATTGTTCGTATTTCTTCAAGATTCGGTATGCGGTCGCCTTGCTTATCTGGAAGGTTTCTTGTAATCCTTTAGGGCTTAAATACTTATTCATTAGCCTTTACCGCTAATTCTTTGGCAAAAAAAATCTCTTGGAAGGTCTCGTCCGATACTTCGGGGAACATATCCTTAAATCTTGACATTTCCGAAGCGGTAAAATCCGAGACGTTGCCGAGTTTGTTATATAAAGTTTGAGCGGACATTCCGAGTCCTGCCGACACTTCGTACATCTTACGACCGTACAACTCGACCACTTCCATGAACTTTTCTCTATCTGTCATCAACTCATCTCCTTTCTGTAAATTAGGCGTAACCGCTAATAAACCTCACGTCCATATTAGCTTTAACGCCTAATTATTGTCAAGATAATTTTACAAGTATTTTAAAAATGTGATAAAATCAAGGCAAAAAGGGGGTGAACACGATGACGGAGCAGGAAAGAAGACAATACCTCAAAGATTTCGGAAATAGGGTTAAAAGCTATCGAAAAGCCATCGGCATGACTCAAGGCGAATTAGCCTTAAAGATGGGTTATGTGGACGGGAAGAATCCATCCGCCAATGTATCAAAGATTGAAAGGGGTCTAATGGAACTCGGACAAAGCAAAATCGCAGAACTTGCCGAAGCGTTGCAAATCGAACCTTACGAATTGTTTACAGACCCGACGACTTCCCGTCTGGTCAGATATGCCAAAGAAATGTCCAACATGAAAGGCGGTGATTGATTATGTGGATTACTTCAAAAGGATTAGCCCAAGAAGCGATTATTGACCCCAACACGGGATTAAAACGCATCGTCTCGGTAAAAGTTACGGGCAACAGTAAAAGAGCCGAAAATGAAGCGTTTAAACGCCTTGAGAGGAAGATTGCGGAGATTAACGACACGAGAATGAAGCTCTCCGAAGTGATTGAGCTTTATTTTAAAGAAAATGAGAAGACGTGGAAACCCTCGACCTACTCCCAGATAAAAAACCGCCTTGATTGCGTCGTGGAGATCATCGGGGATGGTTACATGAACACATTGACGGCGGGTTATATCCGAAAGAAACTCTCGGAGTGCGGAAAGAACGCTCAAACTATAAATTGTTATCAGACGAGATTGAAAACTGTCTGGCGTTGGGCTTATCAGCACGACTATGTCAAAACTATGGATGTTGCGGACAAATTATCGAACGTCCGAACCGAATCGAAGGCGTTGAGGATTCAAGACAAATATTTGGAGACGGGAGAAGTAAAGAGACTCTTACGTTCTATGATTTATGACAAACGCTACGCCCTCATGACGGAATTTTTAATCTTAACGGGAATGAGAATCGGTGAAGCGATAGCTCTTCTAAATACGGACGTATGGGGCGATATAATCCGCATCAATAAGACATACGACAAAGCAAATAACGTCGTCACTTCGACCAAGACCGTGAAGTCTTCAAGAGAGATTCATGTTCAACCCGAACTCAAGTCCTGCATCGAGAGGATAAGAGAATACACGAAATGGCAACAAGAAGTCTTCGGGTACGAATCCGACCTTTTCTTCCCAGACCCAAGCGGGGATTATTTCGGTTATTCCTATTACACGAAATACGTCGGAAAGATGACAAAAAAGGTTCTTGGTCGCCATTTGACGCCCCATGCTTTCCGTCATACTCATTGTTCGTACCTCTCCGCCATGGGAATGAGCCTTGAAGCAATCTCCGAGCGGTTAGGACATGAGGATTCCAAAATCACGAAGGAAATCTATTTACATAGGACAAAAGAACTCAAGGAAAAGGAGAACAAGCAACTCGATTCAATCCGCCTTTTGTCCTAACTTAAGTAAACACTTAATCAATACCGTTAAAGCCTTGAAAATACTGATAAAAAACAAACATACACTTACTATCAATGAGGTATCATGGATTATCACGAATAGTCACAAGTCGCATAAATACGGGCTTCTTTGAAAAAGACCTTTTTGTGCTTGAACACTCCAACTTAACTTTTTACTAAACCAAAAAAGAAGGGGCTTCAATTCCCCTTCCTTCTATGGTCAACTAATTCTTCGTGTTTATTTATTATCCATATCGAGCCAAACTTCTTGGCGGTATCGAAAGCCCCTCTAATTGCCCTTTGACGAGCCGTTGCGGGGTCGATGTTATGTTGTATCGCCCATTCGTTTAAAGGTATGTAGTCGTCGATTTTAGACGGTGTCTCGTACTTTCTGCGGAGTTCCTCAACATCTGCCTTTCGGTCTTCCTTGTTCCCAGAGATTAAAGCTTCACCGATTTGGTTTCCCTCGTCGTCCTTTGCCTGCGTGATGTAGTTCTTCGTCTTTCTGTCGTACCAAGATTCTATTTTCATGCGTCTCTCCTTTCGTAGAGGTTCTCTGTCTCGTTCTTTACCTTCAAAAGCTCCGTCTTGACCGCTTCTTCCATGAACTTAATCGCCGTCTTGGGGAGATCATCTTTCCCGACCGTTCTAACTCTGGTTATGAACTTTCCGTCGGTGTATATAATGTCGTACATCGCTACATTATAGCACGTATACTCTCTGATTGATTTAATCATCTTCTGCTCCTTTCGCCTTGTCGATTGCCGATTCAATGAGGATTATTACATCAAAGCAGGAATCATCGCTCATTCCGTCGGGGACTCCGTAGTCCTTTATCTTGTCGAGCGTGGTTTCGAGTTCTCTGATTACGTCGTCTCTTGTCATATTCTTCTCCTTTCGGGGGAGATTCACTCCCCCACCTTACACCTTGTAAGAATTGTTTGCTTCTCGTCCTTGTACTCGTTGTGGTCTTTGATTGTTCCCGTAAGGTGAACCGTCTTTCCTTCTTCGATTCCGAGTCCCTTTGAGGTCTTCCAGACTAAAGCGTTGCCGTTGGTGTCTCGGAAGGTGTAGACGTGGATTGTATCTCTTCCGTAACCTCTGAATGAAGGAACGTCGAACCATGCTTTCTTTTCGAGGATGACTTCGAGATCGAGCTTGTCGCCTATCTGCCCGATGTGCTGTGAGATTGCCTTTCTCGCCTTCTCTTCGGCTTCGAGACGTTCTCTTTCGATTCTCTCGGCTTCTTCCTTGGCTTTCTGCTCGGCTTCTCTCTGTGCCTGCTCTTCGGCGTATTGCTTCGCCCTTTCCTCTGCCTTCGCTCTTCTTCTGGCTTCGAGCTTCTCGGCGTATTCGGGGGTGTATTCCTTCCACTTGCCCTTGACCTTGCCTGCTCCGCCACACTTAAAACACAAGCCTTGGTCGACCCAAGAGGGGACGAGCTGACCGTTGCATACTCCGATGAAGTAAATTCCCTTCCCGTCGCATCTGTCACAAGGAATCATCCCTTCGTAGTACTTCGTCCCGTTTCTGTCTATCTTGATAAGCTCTGCCATCGTGTCTCCCTTCTGGGAGAGGGTCAAGCCCTCTCCTCTATCTCTACTATCTGCCATCCCATTATACGGTCTGCGTGTTTTTGGTCTGCTTCGGAGAGCGGGTGTCTCCATTTTGCTATTCTCGCCACCTTCTCGGCTTTGACTCTCTCTGCTCCCTGCTTGGTGCTTGAACATCCGATGCACCTTATACCTTTTTCGCTTATCTCGATGCAAGCGTGTGTGTAGTGATGGGTCTTGCTTGTCCTTATTAACTGTCCGTTGTAATAAAACTTCATGTTCTGCTCCTTTCAAATTGGGGCGGGTTGTTATCTTGTCTACTATATTACTACGTTAATGTAGTATTGTAAATAGGCAAAATGATTTTTTTTCAAAAAAAAATTACCCCCTCACCTTTTTAGGGGTGAAGGGGCAGGAAAAGAACGGAAAATTTATCGTTAGGCTATATAGCCGAGCGACCTTCATTGATACCGAAATAACAGTAATGCCAATAATAAAGAGGGTAATTGTCGCCGAACGCTTTTCTCAAGTCTTCGTATTTATCAATGTAAATATTGACGTTGAAGTTCTCGGACGCTTGGCGTCTTTCGTTCATGCCGAAGGTTATGAAGTGACACCACAAAGCGGACTCATCATGTCCGAAGGCTTCCTCAAGGTCTGCGTATTTATTGGCATAGTATGTCGGGTCGAATACGGGGGAGAAATCAGCTCCCCAGAGCATATAAACGGGAGTTGGATTCTCGGAATAGTCCTTCGTGGATATATCCATATCAACTCTTCCATTTATCCCTTTTACGTTCCCACTTGATGAATATTGCCACATTGTATACTCCGTGGCGTATTGGGGTTGTGAACCGTACCTTGCGACCCATTTGTCGAGACCGTTTAGTCTGGGAAGGTCTAATCTGTCCTTAAATCCGCTTATATCGGACGCATAGACTCCCGTTTTGAATCCTGCTTTCTCTATGATCGAACAGAATGTCAAAACAGCGTCGGTGTTGCCCTGCCTTGTTTGAGGAGTCGGGAGTTCCAAATCAGAAAAGCAGGGATAATCAAAAGTCTTTCCGCTTAACAATGAAAGAAAATGTTGAGCGTCCGCCATTCCTGCTTCGGGAGTGGTAAACCCTTTCCCGTGGATATAATAGCAACCAATCTTCATCCCAACGGCTTTAGCGTTTGCGTAATTGGTCTCGAAGTAGGCGTCTTTGTAACGTCCCGCATCGCTTCCACCGCTCTTGATGATGGCGAACCGTATTCCACTATCTTTAACCGTGTTCCAATCTATCAAGCCTTGATAACGTGAAACGTCAATCCCTTTTATTATCATTTCTTCATAATCCACGTAAGGTAATAAACCATAATCCGTCCAAGAATATGGGCTTTTGTCACCGCCTTTGTAAAGGAATCTTTGTCCCTTTTCATTGACGTAGGTATATTGGACTTTGTGTTCCCAAGCCCCCGTACACTCTACGACGTTGACTATCTTTCCTTGATACTCAAAATCACCAAGATATATTCCCGCATGGGGCGAGGTAGAGAGATAAAGGTAAGTCCCCGCTTGTTTGAGCTTCGAAAAGTCTTTGGAGCGGTTATAACATTTCTTCAATAGCGTGTAGCCGTCCACGTCACCCGTCGGAAAGTCTTTCGGGGAAACGTAATAACCAATTGTCCTATTATCTGTCCATCCGCCCAAAATAGCTTTAATCAGATTCCAACAATCAAAAGAAAAACGGTTACCGTCAAAGTAACCGCAATTCTTCGGGAAATGGTTGTTGTAATAATTCGGGACGTCGTGGGCGAGTTTTAATTTTGATATGAACTCACTTAATTTCATTCTGCCCCTTTCTATACTGAACGGTACTTATTCCGAGCAAAGCACCGAGGAACGTTGCCAGAGCGGTGATGGTCTGTGCTATCTCGTTTCCGTACGGAAGATTCCAAATCTTGAAGATAACGGCAACAAGTGTAGCAAGTGACGGAAGTAAAAGAATAGCAATCCATTTTAAAACGTCAAAAGCTGAATTTGATAGTTTCATTTTCTGCTCCTTTCCACGGAATCGACACGCTTTGTCAGATTTTCGATTTTCTGTTCTTGGACAGCGGTTTGTTCTTCGAGCTTGTACGTTCTCTCGATAACATCGTTGTGTTTGTCCTGCTTCTTTTCAAGCTCCATCAAACGATATTCGATCAAGGCTCTCGTTTTCGAATTTTGAAGAGCCTGTGTGAATATGCAAACGGCAATTGCCACGAATCCCGATATAAGAGATGAGATAATAGTGTCCATTTAGTCTCCTTATTTAACCCCTAAAATATCTATGTTGATATTTACAACGGGCGGAACTTCGTAACCAATTGGCTTTTCCTTGAGGGTTATTTCGTCAAGGGTTTCTCCGCCGAGATAAATTTTTACAATCTTTTCATCGTCTATGAACTGTTGGGAATATGGGTCGTATCTTTTCATGGTTTCTTCTCCTTTTTATGTCGGCTAGTGCAAAGGCGTCCCCTCATCAGAACCGATATTCGCTCAATCATACCTTACGGCATGAGAACTATAACCCTTTGGTTGTTAGCACTATTTAATCCTCACTTCGTTGATGTGGGTATGGATTTGCACCATACATGACCGCCCCATAACCAAAATAATGTTTTAGTCTGATTCAACATTACTGCGTTTCCGCTGTTCTCCTCGCTTATCGGTCTTGCCCTACGTTTACCTATTCCGCCACCACATCTCTATTGTATTTAGTTATCTAATTCATGGTAACAATAGATACATCTATTTACAGTTAATGGTTCGAAATATGACCAACGTTTGCAATTAGTGCAATAAAACCACTTTTTCATTTAGTCTCCTTTATACCCATGAATATGTCGGAACTCCGCCCGAAACTACGGCTTGAAGTGTGTATGTTCCGTCCGTTGTTGGTGCATCGGGAATCTTCTTGTCAACGTAAGATTTCACATCGGCAAAAGTAAACAGTTCCTTATACTCTACTCCGTTCGTTTCGATACTCTGACCATCCAAAGGTGTGGAGAGGTTGTTTTGACCTGCAAGGGTTTCTATCTGTTGAGGAGCATGGCTAATAGCAACGGCTGTCGCTCTTGGATATGTGATTTGTAAATTGTGAGCATCTAACCAATCATAAAAATCTTGAAGTGAAGATGCAGAACTTCCAATTCTGACAGAAAGTGTCAAAGAGTAAATTCGATAACTGTATTCCTCATCAAGATCAAGCCTCCATTTTAATTCGTTACACAATCCAACTTGTGATGACGGAGCAATAACACTTGTTGATAATGTTCTCTCAAATAATCTAAATCCACCCGCTGTTGTTCGTGTAGACCATCCCGTTTCCGTGCCGTTGTATATATCACAAGCGGTATCATCGGACAAATTACCGCTTACCATTTCATCCGTTCCACCATAAACTGTTGAGCCTATTGGTACTTGGTAGAGGTGTCCGAGGTAGGGTTCGAAAGCAGTTTCAGTTGAGCCGAGTTCTAACTGCGGATAGTAGGTTTCGTCAATTGTGCCGACATTATAGGAAATATTAATCTTGCAACTTTCAGTTATGGTTGTGATTGTGCCTGTCTTTTTATTGACAGTATCAGCCATAGTAAGGTTCAAATCACCTGTACCGACCGCCCAACCTATACCGACTTTCTTTTGGTCTACTGATAATGTGCAAGTCTTACCTATTAAAGAAGTAACCCATCCGCCAACGACGAAACTTTTATATCCCGTACTATATGTTGGTGTTCCATGAATCCTTATTCCACCATCAGAAGTCTGTTCAATAGTTATCCCAAAGTTATCAACAGGCAAGAGACTTGTATCAAAATGATTCTTCCCAACTCTCAACAAATCCACTTCCGTATGACCGCTTATAGGTCTTACATTGTCGGGTGACGGATTGCCACTTCCACTCTGAACAGGAACAAGGTTGATTTGACACTTTGAAAGCAAACCACCATCTGCCGTTGTAAATTGGTCAGTAGCGGTCTTTTTATCTGCGGTGGGAGTTTCTATGTTGACGTTGACATTAGACGCACTATTGGCGGTAAATGAACCTTTAGGCGTGCCGTTCTGCTGAATGGTTAATGTGCCGTTGTTTACTGTGGGAATGTCTGACACAATTTCATCGAGTGCGTTCTGAACGTCTGTCGCTGATAATCCCGAAACCGAGTTATCGTATGACACATGGTCTGCCGAGGGAACGGCTATTCCACCTATTGCACCCACAACAGCTTGGAGTTCTTGTGCCAGAACATCGGCAACGTTCCTCGATGATAATTCGGTTGTATTCAATGATTCGTCAAGTGCTATCGGTTTTGTAACTGTTGCCATATCTTCTCCTTATTTCAAAAAGTTTAACTCATTCTGAAATATGATTATTTTTTGTGCTGTTTTATTTCAGAAACTATACTTTTCGAGGTCAAAAAGTTTAATTCCCATCGTCAAACACTAAATTGACCGCTCCATTAACTACTTTCAAATATTCAAGCGAAATGACGTTAGAGGTTATGTCGATTCCGTCTCCTGCGGTGTATGTCGGTGCTGTTGGCGAATAAACTTCCGTTGTCGTGCCGTTTATATCTATCTCGGCTATCTTGTCGCCAGATGCTTGAATCTGATTCCATGAAACCGAATCACCGCCATCGTTCATGTGTTGGTCAATAATTTCAAGGTTTCCGCAATACGCTGTTATATAGTCTGATTGAGTATCTGTCGATTCGGGTTTGCTTAAGTTGTAGTTTGGTGTGTATGTTGCCATGTTATCACCTATATCTGAATACGCCCGTCTGAGAGTGAATCCTGTTTACCATTATGAGATAATGGTCATTCATTGCTAATGGTTTCCAATATTCATCCGTGACTTTTTCCACTTCTTCAAAGTCTGTGAAGAACGTTCCCATAGTCGCATGAACATAAGCACATCGTTTGTGTCCGTCCTCGTATGCTATATGGAAATCATCGTAAGTCGGGTTCGTATCTCCGAACTTGCCGATTATCTTAAGCGGTGACGGAATGGTCATTCCTGCTCCTGTGTTTCCGTCATACTTGCCCCATCGCCAAATATTATTAACCTTGGTCGGTAGCCATATATAACCATTCTCACACAACGCTCTTTCGTGAGTATTCGGGAATCCCGAACCCCCTGCGTTCGGTGCGACTATATCCCATTGATAGACACCGTTTATGTTTATGCCGTATCTGTGACCATAATCACTAAACCAAACAGGATTGTTGAAAGCGTAGATTGTATCGTTGTCTACGAATCCGCATCCTGCTCCATTGTTGAAATACGGATTTGAGTAAACGGCGAATGTCTCATTGATCGGGTCAAGCTTGTATGTGATACAGTTTCCACTTCCTCTTAAGGTGAAGTAGTAAATATCTCCGACTTTGATACAATCTGCCGTTGCATTATCGTAGAAACTTCCCGTGTTTACATTAAAATGCTTGTCAATCGTGTTGTCGGTCAAATCGAAGATATAAACATCTGCATTGTTGCCGAAGTTCTGAAATGCGATTCCGATGTTATTCTCAATGTTGGTCGGATGATATAAGTACGTTTTTGTATAAGGGATTGAACCGATAGACACGGACGATAAATCGCTAATCTTTCTTTTAGCAATCCATGTCATTGTTCCGCTTCCACCGCCTTGGGTATGCCAGAAATACTCGCCCGATTGGTCTATAACAGCGGTGTCGGAGTTGTACCAAATAATCCTTTGGTCGGTCTTACCGCCATAACCCGAATCGTTCCTTGTTTCCTCAAACCCATTTCCAAAAACAGAAAATTTAAGTTTTCCCGAATTAATCGTTGCACTCATTAATACAAATCTCCCACCAAAGTCGGTGAATCCGTAACTGTCATATAAACTTTACAAGCGTGTGTTCCTGTGCCGTATACCTTTTGAGGATTACTACAATGGAATACTCTTTCACCCTTGAATGACTTATCCTCTGTAACGCTCATTTCAAGGTCTAAATCATCGTCAACTGTCACTCTGATATTAACTATTGCCGTAGCACTTAAAGTCGCATCTATGGTCAAAATCATTTCAAGCCGTTGACCATATGTTGATTGGTTATACTCAATCTCTGCAATCTGAATCTCGGTTGAACTAACTGTTATCTGCTCCTCATTGGTGAGCATTAACAACCAAAAGTCCTTACCGCCTACTTGCTGACCATTGTTTGTGTTCTCGTTGACGGATGAAACTATCTTTGTGAACCTATCTTGAGCAGAAGCCAAACGGGGATTGTCGCCAGAACATAAAACGTGCATCGTTCCGCCTATGTTGTAAGTTATCTCCGTTATAGCTCCGAGATCATAGGTTGACGCTTGATTGTCGGTGAATGTTAATACGTCCGAAGGGTCATAAATTGGAACTAAAGGTAAGTCCGCATCGTAGGGGATATAATAAATCCCGTTCCATGCGTCAATGATTTCTTGCAGGGCATCCATTCTGTTGGCTTGGTCGGTTATCTGTAAAAATGGATTTATGCCTAATTCAAGAACCAATCCGTCCGAATTTGTATTCGTGGTGTATTCCTGCACCCCGTCATTTTTATAGATTGCGGTTATTCCATCATAAGTCGTTCTAAAATCCGATAAATCCGACGTAAACCTAAACTTTGAAGGGATGGTGTCGGATGAAGTCGAAGAATAACTCCCGATGTATAACTTATCGTCTCTTCCGATGTATGCAAAGCTTCCTAAATACGCACCGAGATAGCCTAATACATCACGCCATGTCTTTACGTCTGACACAACGTCCGCAAAGCCCGTCTTTCTTGTACCGTTGGGGAGTAAAGATATTTGAGCCGACGTATTGCCTAATGTAACCCCACAAGCCGTACACATTTCGGATAACCAATCGTAGGGCTTCTGGATAGTTAAATGTGAAGATGGGACAAAGTCCACATCATCAAATTTAATCATCGAGTCGTAAGCGGTTATGGTGATTTTGCTTGCACTCTGCAAAGCTTCGGTGATGGTAAATGTTCCCATCGGTATGACGTCCAAAGCTCCGTCAAGCGAACTATTCAAAGTGATCTCGCACCCTATGAGTTCGTATCTTGAAATCCCTGCAATATCAACTTCGAGATTTAATTGAGAAGAATACACCGAACCGACTTCGAGTTTTTCTCCAGATATAGACCGAACAAGACTCCCCGTCACAATGTCATCGTCTGAAAAATTAATAGGAGTGGGCGTTGATATTGTCCCACTCCAATGAATCATCCTTATGACGTCTTTTATTTTGGTTAAGTAATCCGCCGACGCTGAATACATTTTGACCTCTAAAATTCTATCAAATCGAAAGTGATGTTCCAAAGACCTATCGTTCCCGAATTTTTATCCGAGTTAGGGACAAGACCTTGATTAAAATTCCTCATCCTCATGTATCTCGTTACATAAGCATTTGACACGGAATCATAAATCTTGACGGTTAGTTTTGATGTACTGTTCGCCCATCCCTTGAACGTTGCAAGCCACGTAGATGACACACCAAAAGAAGCGGTCACGGTCAATTTATCGACTCTCATTATGTCGGTTATGTCCGTTCCTGCTTCTGTGGTGTTTACGTTCTCGATGACCTCTGCCGTTTCTGACCATTCGGTCGGGACGGGGATTGCGGTACTATTTATCATTATTGGAAAGTCGTTAAGTTTGCTCATTTTCCTCTCCGAAGGTTCATCATCTGCTGTGCGGTTAAGATTGCCGAACCGAGTGATTGACTCTGGATTGATACATTTATGACCGTATCTCCGCCGTTACCCAATGCGTCATTCATTCCGTTGGTGATCATTTCTTGGAGATTTGACAAAGGCAATACGGCTTCTGCCCCTGCTTCTCCGCCACCAAGGAATCTTCCGCCCTGCATACCGAAAATTGTAGGTTGAGTTAATATACCGCCGTTTGCGTACCAATCAACGTCGAATTTCGGGAGCGAACCTTGACCGCCGATTCCGTAAGGTGCAACGCCACCGCTAACCGATAAATGAGGGAGTTTGATTTTGAAACCTTCTGCGAACATCGTTCCCAGATTGTCCCATATTCCCTTTATAAAATCATAGATTGCTTGGAAGGTGTTTTCGACTCCCGTTTTCCATTCGTCGAATTTTGTTTTGACGGCGTCCCATGCTCCCGTCACGGTGGATTTTACATTGTCCCAAGTCTCGGTCGCTTTGGCTGTTATCTTGTCCCAATTAGTTGAGATTTCATAAACCAAACCACCCGAAGCACCTTTGACCTCTGAACTAATATTCCCCCATATAGTGACACAAGCCGACTTCATGTTCTCAAGATTCGTCTTCGCATCATCTTTCATGAGCGAGAACGCACCTCTATAAACTTCGATCGCTTCATTTAATGAGTTGAAGTCGAATAATTCATCAAAGAATCCACCGTCTCCGAACCAATGAAAATCTTTGTACCACTTCGCATCATCCGAACCGAAAAACTCCAATATCGGAGCGATGATGTAATTATCGAGGGCTTTTCCGATAGCACCGCCCGCAACCGCTGACGCAAGCCCCGCAATTAGTCCCGTGACAAGTGAAGCACCGACCGAAGCTCCCGCCGTTGCCCCTGCACTCGCACCGCTTCCAAACAATGAAGAAATCTTCGCTCCAATGCCTAACGATGAAAGCCATTTACCCGCTTTACCGAGTGCGGTTATAGAAGCACCGACCGCCGTTATGCCCCGACCCGTCACGCTCAAAGCAGGACCGATCATGGCGAGCTTGCCTAAATTCTCGATGAACTGTCTTTGTTCATCCTCGCTCATTGACTCCCACGCTGACTTTATATCGTCTAATATGGGCTTTAAATCCCTTAAAACGTCCACGAGGACGGGTAAAACCTCTTCGCCGATTTCCGCACCCAAGATTTTTAAATCGTTCATTGTGGTGGTAAATTCGTCGATAGGGTCGAGGGTCGCTTCAAATGTGTTGGCGACGTTACCTCTAAAATCAGACATTGAACCGCTTATGTTTTGGAAAGATATATTCCCTTCCTTTAAAGCGGTGTAAATCTGTGCGTAGGCTTTACCACCGAAGAGTTCTTCTGCTCTGGCTAATTTCTCGGCGTCTGAAATGCCCGCCGTTTCAATCATCCACTCGTAGTCCCTTAATATCTCGGTAAGGGAGACGCCTTCGTCTTGAGCCTTTCCCATCGCATTACGAAGAGCGGTTACGCCTGCCGACGCATCAACGCCGTTTTTCTCCATATTTCCAAGGAGTGTGGCGGTCTGTGCGACGTCCAAGTTAAATTCCTTGAAAAAGAGTGCGTTGTTCTGCATCAAATCGGACAAGGTATTGACGGAGATTCCCGTGTTCTGTCCGACTCCGTTTAAGAGGTTCAAGACTTCAACGGTGCGGTTTGCGTCCAGATTCCACGCCTTCATCATCGAAGAAACCGTGTCGATTGATGATACAACGTCCGTTCCGTTAAGGTCTGCGAACTTTATAAAAGATGTTGAGAGTTCTTGTAAAATGTCTCCCGATACATCGAACCTTGCGTTGACCTGCCCTACGGCTTGAGCGATGGTATTGAAATCAGACGGGACGGTCGTTGCGATGGAGTTTACTATTCCTTCATACTCTTCGAGAGTCTCTCCCGTCGCACCCGTTCTCTTTATGAGGTCATCCATCGCCCCGTCGACTTCTTGCCATGCCTTGACGCTTGCCGTCGCTCCCGCAACTATGCCCGCTGTCACGGTCTTGGTCATGGTATCGCCCAACGCTGTGACCTTTTCACCAACGGCGGAAACCTTGTTCCCGAAGTCCATCATCGCTTCGCTTGCTTTCGCCATGTTCGCTTCAACGGCGGTCGGAACTTTCTTTATTTCCTCTTGAAGTCTCTTAAGCTCGTTCTCGGTCTCGATGATTTCTCTTTGCCATGCTTGGTACTGTTCGACCGATACCGAACCATTTTTCAAGCCCTGCTCCATCTGATCTTGAACGGACTTGAGCTGTGACAATTTATCCTTGGTCTGGTTTATCTCCTTACCAAGAAGTTGCATCTTCTGACCGAGTAAGGTGACATTGTGGGGGTCGAGCTTCAATAACTTCTCAACGTCTTTGAGTTGGGATTGAGTCGACTTGAGGTCTTTGTTGACGGTCTTTAGAGATTGTGACAATCCTTTTGTATTGCCGTCTATTTCTATGGTTATTCCTTTTATGCGGTCTGGCATTATTCATTCTCCCAAATAAAACCGCCAACGGTTTTTATTGAACCGTTGCAACATTGGCTTATATGTCTATTGCTTATTCCCGTTTTCCTCTCGGCTTCAAGCCTTGAAGAAAACCGAGCGATGACATTTCCTTTTAAGTCTTTTTGAACGACTCCTTTTCTGAAAATCTTTTCACTCTTGAAGTGATTTTCGGAAATTCTTTTGTTCCTTGTACCGAAATTGCAATTTTCCTTTGATGTGACAATTTCAAGATTCTCAACCCGATTGTCCGTCTTGATTTCATTTTTGTGGTTTATCTCAAATCCTTCGGGTTCTCCGATAAACGCTTGAGCGACCAAACGATGAACCGCATAATGTCTCGCTTTGCCCTCTAAATCAAATAACCGCACTCGGCAATATCCGAACACGGTTATTTCTTGGGTCAATATTCGCTCTCTTTTTCTTCCTTGCGAGTTGTTCTTTGCTTTGACAACTCTTCCCGCACTTCTAATCCGTCCAAGGTCACTTACTTGATAAAGTCCTTCGTAACCTTTAACATCCTTCCAAGTTTCCATTTTATCACCCCTAAAAAGCGTTCATGTCCTCTTGCGTGGCTTTATACGCCCACTCAACGTGGTCGTTTGCCATTTCGCAAAACATATCGTTGACGAGACCTATTTCGAGTTCGTCTAAATCGTCCAAATCAAGCCCGACTTGAAGACAACGGAGCATAAATAACGGCGTTGTCATCGGACGTTCCGTCGGGCGACTCATTTTTTTGGCGTGATGGTCTGTTCTGTGTTGAGTCTCCACAAATCCATTAATTGTGGGACAATCTGATAAATAGAAAACGTGTCGAATCCGTCGAGCCATTCTTCCATCTTGGCTTCGACTTCTTCTCTCTGTAATTTGACGCCCTCTGCCTGCATAGCCATGCAAAAAGCGATATTTTCGAAAGTGTTGAGGACTTCGACCGATAATGTCTCTCCCTTTGAGAGTTCATCATATAAAGTGGTCATGTCCAAATAAATGTCCCGCCCAAAGGCTTGGCGGTACACTCTGGGTGTACTCGCCGTCGCCTTGAACTTAATATCTTTTCCGTCGATATTGATTGTCTTTTCCATTCTTTCCCTTTCCCTATTAGGTGTACTGATGAACAGCACTAAACCAAGCCGAATAATCGGTGTCGCCCTCGTTACACTTTGAACGAACGATTCTCATTCCGTTGGAATCAATCGGAAGAGGTGAAGCGGTGATGGTTACGCTCTCGGTAACGGGTTCTTTGGACTCGGTGAGAGTTCCACTCGCAAGAGCAGGTCTTGAGCATGAGCAGAGATACAGACAATGTCTTGTCTTGTTTGCGTCTCCTGCAAACTCGAAGAGAAGAGCGAACTGTGCGGGTTCGTCTTCTGCATCTTCGAACATTGTTCCGTCGGTATCTGCGGTGAGTCCGAAAATGTCGCTCATGAATGATTCGGGGAACTTTGCAACCTCAAGGTCTCCAGAATAGCCCGTGTTGTTGGTCACGTTGTAATACTTGGTGTCGTCTGCGTAGAAGTTGGTCTCCTCTCCCTGTGCGTCCATAGAGAGATTAACAGCTCCTTTGATTGCAACGGGAGTCGCATATGTAACGGTGCTTCCGCTGATTGTAGCGACGGCATAATAAACGTTCTTAAGTCCAAACTTAACCTTGTTTGAATCTGCCATTGTTATTTCTCCTTTATGCGTCCATTGTTATGGAATAAGTGATTACATACATCTTTTCATCTGTTGAATAGTTCTCCGTCCACGAATAAGGACAACCCAAATCTTTGAGGATTCCACGAACGGTATCTTCCATTGAAGGGTCTTTCGTCTGGGTAAACAACAAAAGTTTGATGTTCATTGTGTCGTAGAAATTTAGATCGTCCGCCATGAAGCCTTCACCGCCTTCGACATATGCCGTTACATACGGCAAAGCAGGAGCGGTCGCATCGGTTGGGAACACATTATAAGCGTATGGGATTTCTTCTTCCTCAAATGCGTCGTATATTGATTCAAGCTGTGTCGTCATACTCTTATCCTTCCGAGTTCTTCTTCAAATACTTTCTTGAACTTCTCTTCTGCGTTCCTTTGTGCGGGTTCGATGTGCGGTTGTGCTTTTGACATACCATATCGACCATATTTATTGGCTATACGATGTGACTTCTCAAGTAAATGAGTTAATCGGTAATATTTCTCGTTGTATACGACCATTTCGGTGCGGTAAGTGCCTTTTTTAACTTCTCTTTCTGTATACGTCCACGACTTGCGATAATTTCCCGTCCGTTCGGGTGAGGTTCGGTGTAACTCGTTTTCTGCGGATTTCCCCGCTTCTTCCGATGCAACCGCCAAGCAATCGTCAACGCCGTGGGCGTAGTCTTCGAGTGTTATTTCTACCGTGTCCAAAAAATCATCAATTGAGATTTTCCCAATCCTACTCATAGCCCGCTTTCTTTTCGAGATATAGTTCGACTATCTCGTCATCCCTCTCGTATGTTCTGTAAATGCCATACTTTATCCCTTCATATTCGGCGATAGACTCTCCGCTATAATCGCCCATGAACACTTCGGCAACATAAGCAGGAACAAGCCCTTGTCGTCCGCTCTGGGAGTATGACGTCCACTCTTGACGACTAACCGATGTTAGTGTCGCAAATACGGTCGTCGATTTCTCCGTCCATACCTTCTGACCCATCGTGTCGGTCGTATATGTTCTTGTAATCAAATCGAGAGTGATTGCTTTTCTCATGGATTCACCATTGAATAATCGGTATATTTTGAATTAGTCGAAAGTTGGGCTTTCTGCTCGTCGTAAGACTTCTTCAAGTAATCATAATTTGACGGATTAGGAGTTCCGAAGTTCATCTTGCAATAAGTCTTTATTGCTGTTGAGACGACGGAATCTATCGTCGAAGGGATTTCAACTCCTGCGATTCCTAAATCCAATTTAGCGGAATTTATGAGGTCGTTTATCTCCGCATCATACGAAGTCGTAGTGACACGAAGAGCCATCTTCACATCGTCTAAAAGTGCCATAAATTAGCCTTTCTTTTTTCTCTTCTTCTTGGTCTCGACCTTCGCTTCGGGTATCTCTTCGGTTTCCTCAACCTCTTCGGTCTTGGTCTCCTTGGTCTTGACTTCAATTGCCAGACCTTTTTCGATAGCGTTCAAAGCACGTTCATCGGGAAGACTTATTATCTCCCCGACGGCGTACATTTTGAACTTGATTTCCTTATCAGCGAAAGCCTTGACGACTTTAACCGCCTTCATGACTTCACCTTATGATGAAGCGGGAACGGTAAGAAGGGCGAACGCCTTATCAGCAACGGGAGCGGTTGCAACATAGAGCTTTCCGAGAACTTCGACAAGGTCTTCCTTCTTTCTGGTAAGCTCGTCGAAGGTGTACTCGATCTCGCCACCGTTGGGGAAGTTGACAATCACGCCCTCTCTGAAATCGCCTACGATAGCGTATACATCGTCTTCGGATGCGTCAGCATATGCAGGGAGACTATTGTTGAAGTGAACGTCGAATCCCTCGAAGGGTTCAACGTTGAATCCGTTTGCATACTGTGCCTGCTTGAAGATAGCCCAAGTTGCCTTATTCATAACGACAACGGGATTGGTTGCTTCGTCGGAAAGTTCGCCGAGTGCCTGTGCAACAGTTCCAACAGCGGGAGCGGTCTTAACGATGTTAGCAGATACAGAAGTTGCGGTTGCACTCTGGGGAAGGGTTGCAATCTGTCCGATGATGGTATCTGCGATGAGTTTCATTATCTTGTGTGCAATCTCTGCGTAGATGTAACGAACGAAAGCTTCGCCACGAAGTGAGAGTACCTCGTCGGAAAAGCTCTTCCACTTCTTTGCATAAGCAGGAACGAGAGTGACGATTCCTTCGTTGAGTTCCTCTTCGGTAACAGCTCCCGAACCCTCGGTATGGAAGACGGCGTCGCCACCGCTAATCTCAAAATTAACCTTAAGGTTGCCCTTAATACTTACCTGCTCGCAAAGAGAAGTGATCTCGTTTGCATCCCAAGCGGTCTTGATAATGTCATATACGAAATCGGGAACGGCAATCTCACCGCTTACGTTCTCGGTAAGAAGGGCGGTTGCTGACCTAAACTCCTTCTCGTCTCCGCTCTTGAGGAACTCTGCGTATGCGTCAATATACTCCTTGGAATTTCTGTACTCGGTATTTTCCATTTTCTTATCTTCCTTTCTTGCTTCTACAATAGGTGCGGTCACATCTTTAGCGACCTTGTCTGCCAGGGCCTTGCGGGTCTCTTCTGCCTTAACGAGTGCCTGCTTTCTTTCCTCGATAGCGTCAACCTCTCTTGAGAGTGCTTCAATGTCTGCGGACTCGTTGTTCATTTCTTCTCTTATCTCTGCGATTCTCTTCTCACAATCTTCGGCGGAGATATTCTTGATTTCCTCTACTGTCATGATTTCAATTCCTTTCATAGATTTTCAATTTCAGTTCAAGAACTTTTCTCGCTCTTTCACGCTTCTCGCTTTCGAGTCTCTCCGCTCTTTCTGCTTCAATCACTCCGTTGAAGTAGTCACGAGTTGCAACGTCAAGCTCCGTTGTCGGATTTGCAGGAAACGACACGGGGCTAACGTCAAAGAGTTTCTTTATCTTTTTAATCGTTCGTGTATGGGTGTCCTTGTCGTAGGAATCCTCACGAACGTTAAAAGCAAATGATTGCTTTGGATAGTTGCCCGCCTTTATATCTTCGAAAAGGTTTCGGGCGTTGGGAGTCTTTGAAAGGTCGGCTTCATCTTTTAATCCGTGTTCATCTACGGAAACCTTGAGAGTCCCTGCGGACGACCTCGCATACACCGCACCTTCATGGTCGACTCTGAATACAACGTCGCTCATGTCGCACTCATCAAAAGCGTTAGGGTCAATGACCTCTTTATACTGAACGCCGTCTTCTTCGAACAACACATAAGGCTCGAAGGTGGAAGCGTAACCCCTTACGATATAAGAAGGCTCATCACCTTCGGTTCTTTCTTCAATCTCAAGTTTTAAATCACGATACTCTCTGTCATTCTTCATTTGATTCTCCTATCTGTTCGACCTTGTCTCCCGTGTTCGGGTTGTAGTATTCACCACGTAAAATATGAATGTCTCCGCCCTCAATCGGTGGAAGTTGCCATATCTCACGAACTTCGTTAATGCTCAAGACTCCACGATCGGCGAGGTCTCTTGACACCGCCAATTTATCGGAGTTGTTCATGTACTGAATACGGTTTGAAGTAAATACTATTCCAGACCCGAAGGCTTCTTCCCTCTGCGTGAATATCATTCTCGTTAAGACTTCGGAGAGCTGAATTGCAAAAGGTTCGATACAACCTTCATAAAAAGCGGAGAAGGCGTCGCCATGTGCTTTATTCTGGATAATGTCTTCGTTCGTCCCGAAGTAGTCATACACATTTCGCTCAATTAATTTGAGTTGTTCTGTGTCGACCGTGAAGCTCTGGGACGTTATCTGCTTTATGTCTGTATAAGTATTCGGGAATAGGAGTATTCCGCCCCCGTCATTTGATTGGAAATTCTCCGCATCGAATCTCTGTCTTTCTTTGGCGAGGTCTTCTGCTTTGGAGAAGTTATTGAGTTTAGCCATGAACCTATAAGATGAAGCGTTCTTGGCGTATTCCTCAATCCCTTGTCTCTGTATAGAGATTAGTTGCATCGTCTCGTCAAGAGGTTTGTTTGAGTCCCCGAAGAAATCCGAGTCATACTGATAGCGGGTGAGAATACCAATCTCCGCTAATCTCTCGGCGGTCGATTCTCCCTTTTTGAGTTTGAATCTCACCCAGAGGTCGCCGTCGGTGGTCTGTACGAGTTCGTATTCCGTAGGGTGTAAAGGATATATTCCTATATACTCGCCGAACTTATCTCTCAAAGGGATGATGAAAGCGTTGTTCTCGACATTTAATATCGTTGAGACTCTATAAAGGAATTGTGACCACGTCTGAAATTTGTTCGGGGCTTTCTTTAACCTCGTTAATAATTCCGAAGTCGTCTTACCCTCGATGGTCACGCCGAGTTTAGATGCGTGACGGGCTATCGAGTCTATTGACGCCCTAACGAACATTGACTCGTAAATCTTCCCGCCCCATGTTCTGAAAACGGGTGTATAACCGTTTACAATCTGGAACGTTGATTTTGCGATCATCAATTCTTTTTTTGCTTCTTCCTTTTTTGGAAAGAGTAATTCTTTGAGTCCCATTATTTGTTCTCCAATCGGTCACGGAGTTCGCCAAAGTATTTTTGACGAACACAAAACGCATCGGCTAACGAAGCGACGCCGTCTATGTGTGCGGTCGGGGATAACTTGATAAGTCTTCCCCGTCCTCTTTCTGCGTTCATTTTGATAGCAGAATTTAACAAATGGACTTTCAACAAATCATTGTCTCCGATGTGGACTTTGCCGTCTTTGAAGAGTCCTTCCATTTCTTGTAAGACTCCCCACAAATTGTCCCCTTGGAAGACGTCATCACATTGAAAGCCATATGTTTGTAAATCTTGAACGAGGTATTGTGCGGAGTATCTGTCATATCCGACCATCAAAGGTAAGATTTCATATTCCTCGACCATCTTAACTAACCATTTATAACAATCGTGATAGTCGACGAAGTTGTCTCCGCTTAACTCTAATAATCCCCGTTGTATGTATATTTGATAAGGCAACCCGTCTCTCTGTGACGCTTCGTCTATCTTTTGAGCAGGTAGCCAGAACTTCGAGAAGACGTACAACTCCCCATCCTTTTGAATGACTATGTTTGCCGACGTGAGGTCGGTTGTCTGTGAAAGGTCAATCCCTGCCACGCAATAACAAGACTTGAAGTCTTTTAAATGCAAAGGCTCTCCGCACATCATCTGAACGGTTTGAGCAGAAAGCCAAGCGAGTGACGAGTTCTGCTTGATACAACAATACTTTGTGAGAAACTCCGCTTTCTTCGACAAAGACCCTTCGGCAATCGCTATCTCTTCGAGAAGATAATCGACCGTCACCGAAACGTTTAGATTCGGATTGCTTTTTTGTAGTTCGTTAATGTCGTTCCATTTCTCGACGTCGTCAATCATATATAACAAGGGCAACAACCGCTTCTCTTTGGATTCCCCAAGAAGAAACCTTGTCGCCCTTTTCATCAATTCATCGAATATACTGTCATTTACATATCCCGAAGTCGTACACGAAAGAATTATTCCTTCGGGTCTCGCACCAAATCCCGACTTCAAGACCTCATATTGTTTTAACCCTGCGTCGCCTTCCCATGACGCTATTTCGTCACATACGCACATCGAAGGATTAAAACCGTCGGACTTCTTCGCCGAGAAAGCAATCTTTTTGAAAGTGCTGTTCGTCGCCGATATAAAAAGCCCCGTCACTTTCTTCTCTGGGATTGTTGGGTCATCCTCGACTCTGTTGTGAGATTGACTCCTTCTATCCTCGACGGCTTTCTTCTTCTCTTGGTACTCTGGGTCAAGTTGTATCATCGCCCATGCGTTACCGAAGATTATGTCCGCTTGATCGAGCTTGGGAGCGATGTTGTATATTCTTCCGCCAAATCCCGACCCGTATTGAAATTCATAATCGGCAATCGCAGAAGCAAGAAGAGACTTTCCGTTTTTCCTTGCTATGAGCAAAAGGACTTCTCGAAAGACCCTTCGTTTTGTTGTCGGGTCAACTATCCCGTAGATGCAAGAGACGAATGATTTTTCCCACAACTCAAGCTTAAAATTTGACGGTGCGAGTTCGCCTTCGACGTGGAAACAATGCGTCTCAATCCATTGGATTGGATGGTCTGCTTTTTTCTTGTCGAAAACAAATTCTTTTCGCTCAAGTCCCCCGACTATGTAATCATAGACAAGGTGAATCCATTTTCCCGCAATAATGCTCCCGTCTTTTATCTTTTGGTAGTATTCGAGGATGTAATTTTTCATGTTTTTATCGCCTTGTCATAAAAACTCGCCTTAAGTTCGGCGAAGAAACGAGAAGGCGACCCGCTTTCGTGTTGCAATCACTATCTCCGCCAAAATATTTTCATTTCCGTGTAAATCCGAGCTGTTTTGACCCATCGAGGGGGGAAAGAAAAAAATCAAGGA